CTACAAGGTGGCTTCTGTTACCGACGTATCCAAGTATCAGGCGAGAAGTACACGGATGAGCCAGACAAGAATGAATACTCGCACCCAGTTGAAGCACTAGAGTACGCATTGCAGGGCGAAGGTGAAGGCCGACAGGCACTGACTAACCTACACACGCAGAACAGCCAGCCAAGACGCGCACAAATGAAGATCAATGTCTTCTGATTGCTATGTTGTCTTTTGTAATGACAGCAAACACTGGTGGAGTCCGATACTCCATCCGACAATCCGACACTGCTACGTGATTAAGCCTGAGAATGGCGCTTGGTTGGTGTATGCGAAGACGACAAAGGGTGTCGAAATGTACGTTACAGATGATGTGACCGACGTTATCGAAAATGATATCATCGTGAAGGCTGTAATTAGAGAATCCCGACGCGGGCTATTGATGTTGAATACTTGCGTTGGATATACGAAACAAGTGTTAGGGATCAATAACCCGTTTATCCTGACCCCTTATCAACTGTATAGGTATTTGCGACATGAAATCACCAAAGGCACCTAAGCCCACAGCACAGCAGATCGCTGTTGAGCGTCGTCAAGCGGCGGCATTGGATGAAGAGATTCGTGAGCAGGAAGAGCGCTTCGCGGCAATGGCTCGCGGCAAGCTAGGAACCAAGTCACTGTTGGGTGGCGTACCTCGTAGTCGTGCGGAGGCCGCTGGCGGTGGTCGTGCGGCTGCTGGCGCTCGTACTATGCTTGGTATGGGTGGAATGGGTGGCGCTGCTCCTCGTCGTGCTGGTGGCGCACCACGCACTGGCACATACAATGGCACTATGCCTCAACTCGGATAGGTACTTCCTATGAGCTTGCCCCCTCATCTAGGCTCGATCCAAGACATCAAGGAACGCGAAGCCAAGGCATTCAACACGCAGTCAATGTGGCATGACCAATTGCAAGACGTGTATGAATATTTCTTGCCACAGCGCAATCTTTTCGACACTGAGAACATGGGCCAAAAGAAAATGGACCGTATCTTTGACTCGACAGCGCTTACGGCTATCCAACAGGGTGCGAGCAAGCTACAAGAGAACATCGCTCCGATCATGTCGCGCTGGGCTACCTTCCAGCCTACCGATGAAATAATCCGCTTGGTCGAGACTGGGCAGTTCGATGTTTCTGAAGAGGACATCCGGGCGAACCTAGATCAGCAATGCGAGCTGGTATTCGACTACATCAACCGTTCTAACTTCCACACGCAGTTCTATGAAGCTGCGCTTGATCTATTGGTTGGCACAGCCACCATGAAGATCGAAGAAACAGACGATGAGACCAACCCTATCTGCTTCAACACAATCCCACAGCGGGGCATTGCGTTTGAGGAGGGTCCATACGGTGGCGTTGAGACGCATTGGCGACGGTTTGAGGTTAAGGCGCGTCTGCTAGAGCGTATGTGGCAGGGCTTTGAGGCGTCTCAGAAGATCCGCAACATGATCGAGAACAGCCCTAACAGCGAAGTCCGTGTGTCTGAGGGCGTAATATTCGACCCCAAGACCAAGCGTTACTACGGATGTTTGTGGGTTGCAGAGGAAAACCGATTCTCATGGACTGAAGACTTCGGAGAGTCTAGCCCGTGGGTCACTGGTCGCTACACAAAGGTGGCTGGCGAGGTCCGTGGTCGTGGTCCAGCGATGCAATCATTGCCCGATGTACGCTCACTGAACAAGGCTAAAGAGTTTGTATTGCAGAAAGCCGCGATTGACCTTGCTGGCATGTACACAGCTACTGACGACGGCGTGACAAACCCCTACAATATGGTCATTGCACCGGGTGTCGTGATTCCAGTCGGATCAAACAACACCAACAACCCTTCTATTCAACGTCTCGATACAGGATCGAACCTTGCTCTCGCGCAATTTGAAATCGTGGAGCTACAAAACGCTATCAAGTTGGCAATGTTCAACGATCTGCGTGATCCTGCTGGTCCTGTTCGTAGCGCCACTGAGGTTGCTATTGAATCCAGAGAGCTTGCAAAACGGATTGGGTCGGCCTTTGGGCGACTTCAGACCGAGGTACTCATACCAATACTCAAGCGTGTCGTTGCCATACTGACTCGACGCGGCTTGATCGTTCCTATCGAGCTGGATGGGCGCGACGTACAGATCAAGTTCACTTCACCACTAGCACGGGCGCAGGATGGCGAAGATCTGTTAGCTGTTCAACAGGCCGTACAGTTCGTATTGGGTACATCCGGCCCAGAACAAGTGTTGATGGCCTACAAGACCGAAGACTTCGGCACATGGGCGGCGAATAAGACAGGAATGCCAGCGGAGTTGGTGCGATCTGAGATAGAAAAGCAGCAGATCATTCAGGCTGGCGCACAGGCACAAATGCAACAACAACAACAACCAATGGAAGCTGAATGACTTGGGACACGATTGACGGCGCAAGCCCGGAAGCCAAGAAACAGAAAGCCAAAGCACAAGAAAAGATCAACGAAATGACCAGAGCCTATGCTCGTACCTTCAACACAGAGGACGGGCAGAAGGTTTTGGAGGATCTGACACGGCGCTTTCTCTTCGATAACTCCACATCCCTATCCAGCCAGAACGTCGCGTATGAAGCGGCGTACCACAATGGCGAAGCGGGCGTTATCCGCATGATTATCCACTACATACAGCAAGCGGAGAAACTATGAGCGAAGAGCCTAAGAAGCGAACGCGCAAAGCAAAGCCCAAGTATGAGGTTATTTGCGAGCATACCGATCACCTTGACTCTATCGGCTGTCAGTTAAGCTGGCTTGACAAGCTGCATGAGCGATATGGCTTTGAACGATTCGAGTACATCCACAAGTTCCGCGCCTTTCGGTGCTATTTAGACGGGCAGCACGTTGATTGGGTAGACGTCAATGACCTTGCTCTGATCAATGGTCACCATAGGCTGGAAAACATCCTGTTACGACACGTACAGGTAGACGTAAAACGATCAGTAATTAAATACCCTTGGAGATAATCATGGAAGAACAGGCCGTAGAAAGTAACGATACCCTGACATCATTAGTAGATGCCGCAGAACCGACACTAGGGGAAGGCGAATACTTTTTAAGTGAGGGAATTAAAGGCGTTGGCGACTTGCCTGAGTGGTACAAAGCCGACAAATACAAGTCGATCGCAGAGCAAGCCAAGGCATACACCGAGCTAGAGAAGAAGTTTGGCGGATTCACTGGCGCACCAAAGGACGGCTACTCAATTGCTGAAGGTGTTGAGTCTGAAGATGCGCTTTGGCAGGAGCTTGTTCAGTTTGGCGAGCGTACCAATATGTCTCAGGCCGCACTGAATGACGCATGGGGCATTCTCTCAGCTCAAGAGCAGGCGGTGGAAGAAGTCTCGATGGAGATGGAGCTTCAGAAGTTAGGCGATAACGGTGTTGAGCGCATCAAGGTTGTTGAGCAGTTTATGAAGAACAATCTCGATGGCGATACATACGAGCGTCTGCGCTATGCCGTGAACAGTGCTGAGGCTGTTGAGTTGGTTGAGGCACTGGTTAAGTCTACGGCACCCGCCAAGCTGCCGATTGATGGCTATATTGAGCCGGGTGGTATTACGTGGGAAGACATCGAAGCAGAGATGTTTAAGAAGCACGAGAGCGGCCAGATGCTTCGCTCAGTCGATCCTAATCACGAGCGTAAGATTCAGCGCATGATGAAAGAGTTTGGCGGTGATAAGCCTTACGATCGCATTGTTGGCTAACACACAGTCTGTGGTATCATAGAGAGATCGGATACCCCTTTCACAAGGCCCGGTAGTTTTAGGTTGAACGACTGACCGACTGCCGGGTACTCAGTCTAAAACCTCTTAATCATTGTTATACATTTGACATAGAGGAGACTGAATCATGTCAATTAATCTCTCCGCAGTAGCGGTAACTGAATTTGACAGCATGGTAAAGCACGCTTATGCGAACGCTGGCTTGCTCAAGAACGCTGTCACACTCCGAAACAACGTAGTAGGTGACACCTACAAGTTCCGTCGTATGGGTAAAGGTCTTGCAAACCAGAAGACTAGCTCCGCTGATGTTGATCCAATGGACGTAGGACATGCATTCAAGACTGCGACTCTCGCAAACTGGAATGCTCCTGAGTACACCGACATCTTCGACGCACAAGACGTAAACTTCGACGAGAAGCAAGAGCTGGCGACTACTATCGCCGGTGCTTTGGGTCGTCGTTGCGATCAGCTCGTTATTGATGCAATGGATGCTTCTACTCCACTGACAACTGCTGTTCCTGCTGGTGGTACTAACTTGACTATCGCTAAGATTAACGCGGCGCAGGTTGAGCTACGTGACCAAGGTGTTCCAAACACTGAGCTGTTTGCTGTCATCGAAGCTGGCGGTCTTGGCGGTCTTTTGGGCGACGAGAAAGCAGTTTCATCTGACTACCAAGCAGTCAAGGCTCTTGTATCTGGTGAGATCAACACTCTCGTTGGCTTCCAGTTCATCATCCTTGAAACTCGTGCGGAAGGCGGTCTGACTGAAGCGTCTAATGTTGTTGATTCTTGGTTCTTCCAGCGTCCTGCTGTTGGCTTGGCCATCGGCATCGACATGAAGACCGAAATCAACTATGTACCTCAGAAAACTTCTTGGCTTACTAACGGTATGCTCAAGGCTGGTTCTGTTGTACGTGACGAAGGCGGTTTGGTTAAGGTCCAGTACGACAAGACTGCATAAGTCTTATCCGGCCCCTTCGGGGGCCATTCTATTTCCGGGTGGGTTATGGCGAGCAAGATCGACTTAATTAGCAATGCACTGATTCTGATTGGTGATACTCCTATTAACTCACTGACAGGCGGGTCACGGCGCGAGACAGTAGCTAACAATCTTTACGACAACATCGTCCAGAACGAGCTAACCAAGCATCGTTGGGGATTTGCACGTAGAAAGGCACAGATATCTCTGCTGACTGACACCCCGGTTGACCCCAATGGCTGGCGCAGCATCTACCAGCTACCTACTGACATGCTGTTCTTGATCACTGTTACCCCTGATTCCAACTATCAGGTGTACGGCGATAAGGTTTACAGCAATTCTACCCAAGCCCTATACGCTGACTACATTGCTAATACGCCAGAAAATGATTGGCCTGTGTACTTTGCAAAGATGATTGAGTACGCATTGGCTATGGACTTCGCGGCGAGCATTAGGGACAGCTCAGCGGCTAGGGGTGAGATGGCGGCGGCTTATGTGAATGCGTCCCGTATGGCGCGATTCACGGACTCTCAGCAGTACCCAACCGAGCAAGTACGAAGTAACCCATTCACTAATGTGAGGTTCTAATGGCTAAGACTCGATTCATTCAGTCTAGCTTCGTGAGTGGCGAGCTATCTCCGCTTCTCAAGGGTCGCATTGATATTAATCAGTACTATCAGGCGGTAGAGACTGCCGATAACGTCGTCATTGTCCCTCAAGGCGGTATGCGTAGACGCCCCGGCACTGAGTTTATCGGCGAGACTGTTGGCGGTCTAACTACTCAGACCGGATTCCCAACCATGCCCAACGGCGGTAGCGGGCTTCTGATCAATGACGGTTCCGACGTAACGACCACAACGACTGGCACAATCGGCACGACCGATCCCTTTGTGGTTGCAAAGTACGATATCACGACAGCACAGACAGTTCAGTTTGTAGACTTGCGCAAGATCAGGCTTTCAAGTGGCACAAGCTCGCAGTTCAAGATCCAGTATTCAGACGATGACGTGACCTACACGACCATCGCGTCTGTTCCCTTGATTGGGACAGAGGCTCAGGACTTCCGCATCCGCATAGACCACAGCGCTAGATACTGGCAGTTAGTTAGGGTTGGCTCTTTGGACTTAGGCTCCGCAGCTCTTACGCTTGCTGAGTTTAATTTGCAGAAACCCAACGGGCTTATTCGCAAGTGTCGTGTTGAGAGCTTCAGTGTAGAGGATGACCGCCATTATCTGCTTGAGTTTACGCAAGAGAACCTGCGTATTTATAGAGCGCCAAACACGTATGTTGCAGACATCAAGCTAGAGGTTGGCTTCCCTGATACGCTTCGCGTAGCGCAAATCGAAAACGTAATGCTGATTGTGCAAAAAAACCTTGTGCCTCAGCGCCTTGTCAATCTTGGCGAGGATGATGAGTGGTTCTTAGACGACATTCCTTTTGTCAATGTCCCCCAATACGATTTTGATGATGACAACAGTCCTACGCCTGTGAATGAAATACAGGTTATGACGCTGGGGCATTCTGGTTCGGGTCAATGGAAGAAAGGCGACCGATTTGAGGTAGATATTGAGGGCGTATTGTCCAAGTCAATTAGCTATGCTGGCGACGACAACGCGGATGAGCAATCGGCGACCGTCTTTAACATCCAGAAAAACCTGCAAGAAATGCCTGTGTTCGGTGAAACGGGCGTAGCAGTTGCAAGGACTGGCTTGGATCAGTACACAATTACTATCTCTGGGGAATCCACCAAAGATTTTGAGCTTTTTTCTGCTTATGTAACCGAAGGCTCTGCTGATCACGAGATCGAGTTCACTAAGACGCAATCAGGCTCTCCCCGTAAAGAAAATGTATGGTCTACTCAGCGTGGCTGGCCGCAAAGCATTTGCTTCTATGAAGGCCGTCTTGTTCTAGGCGGAACAAAGTCAAAGCCTCAGTCTGTCTTCATGTCTAAGACTGGCGCATTTTTTGACTTTGACATTGATGATGGTGACGACGATGAGGCTATCTTTGCCACTATCTCTTCACGCAAGCTGAATGACATTGTTGACGTGTACCCCGGTCGTAACTTGCAGATATTTACATCTGGCGCGGAATTTGCAGTAACCAGCAGGCCCGTAACACCCTCCAGCATTAACATTCAGCCACAGACCTCGCATGGATCTGGCAATGTAGAAGTGCAAGACGTTGATGGCTCGACCATATTTGTAGACCGCCACGGTAAGTCCCTCCTGAGCTTCCTGTATTCGTTTAACGAGGACGCTTACACCACAGACGATAGGTCGGTACTGGCCTCTCACTTGATCAACCAGCCGGTCGATATGGCGCTCCTAGCGGGTACTGCGAGTGATGACGCTAACTGGCTATTCATCGTAAACACGGACGGCACAGCGACTATCTTGAACACCTTGAGAAGCCAAGACATCAACGGCTTCACGCAATGGAACACGACCGGGCAGATTAAAAGCGTAACGGTTGTCGATGATGAGCTATACATGATCGTCGAAAGAGAGATTGACGGCTCTGATAAACAATTTGTTGAGCGCTGGGACTTCAATTACATGCTCGATTGCTCTGTTAAGAATACGCGCACTGGCTCAGACGTTACCGGGCTAGAGCATTTGAACGGCGAAGAGGTCAGTGTTCTAGTCGATACAGAGAATTACGTGTTAGATCGGCGCACTGTGTCCTCCAACAAGATCACTTTGGATTCCAATGAGGAATATTCCGGAGATTATGAGGTTGGCATTCTGTTTGCTCCCACTATCAAGCCCATGCCACTGAACACCAACATCGGATCAGGCCAGAACCAGATGCGGTTGAAGAAGATTGTTCGCATGAACCTGCGTGTCTACGAGTCTTCCGGCATACAGATTGATGGCATTGCTGTACCTATCCGGGCATTCGGCCCTGCTGGGGATGAATCGCCATTAAGTCCCGAGTCTATTGTCCCCACAAGTGGCATAATAGAAGATGTTTACGATATTAACGGCTGGGGGAGAGAGGTCGTGCCGACAATTACGTGTCCTGATCCTACTCCCATGCACATACAGATGATTGAATACGAAGTTGAGGGTAACTAGATGGACCCGTTTACTATATTGGCTATCGCAATGGCGGCATCTACTGGCGTATCAATGTACGGTCAAGTACAAGCTGGCAAAGCTCAAGAGGAAAGCTTTAAAGAGCAAGCGAGGCAGGAAGAGGTAGCCGCGCAAAGCCAAGAGCTACAGCGTCGGCAAGAATTAAACCGAGCACTAGCGGCTAACGTCGCGGCGCTCTCAACGGCGGGAATATCTGGGGAAGGTACGCCAGCTAGTCTGGCATTGGAAAGCGCGAAGCAAGTAGGTCTTAGTGAAATGACTATTGACCTATCAGAACGCCTAAGAAGGGCGTCACTAGAGCGTCAAGCACAAGCGGCAAGACAAGCGGGCCAGTTAGGCGCGGCAAGCACACTGCTACAAACAGGCGTGAAAGTTGCTCAGTTAGGCGCAACTGGTGGCGGATCATCGGGCGGATCATCGGGCGGATCGTCTGGTGGTGGACCAGCGTTTTAAGGATAAGTAGATGGCTCAGAAGCGCATTGATTACTACGGCAGGTTTACACCAACAGGTGTAGATACGTCTCAGGCTAAACGCTTGCAGGCTCTTTCTGGCTTGGCTGAACAGGTCGGAGACATTGCGTTTGAGGTTGGCGGTCGCATCCAAAAAAGAAAGGCTATTGAAGACGCATCGGCGGAAGCACTGGCGGCGGCAGAAGAGGGCCGATCACCCGAGATCAAAGAGGGCTTGTTAAGTGCTATCAGCATATATGACCAGTCATTCAACCAGACCGTAGAAAACGCATATATCAACGAAGTTACCTCAGACATACGGTCGGCTGTTGATCGTTTTAATGTAGAGTCAGATGGTGACTTTGAGCAGTTCTCGCAAAATGCCAACAAATACTTTCAAGGCTTATCGCAAAACGTCGATGAGCGATTCCAACCAATGCTCCGCTCTGTTTACGATGAGGCGTTTGAGCGTAATGGCGTAAGAGTTGCAGAGCTAGGCCGCAAGCGAGCTAGGGCTGTTGCGGTTGATACCACTACCAACAACATCGACAACAAGTTATTACAGATATCCACTGAGTCTCAAGAAGGCGATGTTTCTCACGCCGAACAACTTGGCATAGAGGCAGTTTCATCGGCTCGCGCTCTTGAAGATGCTGGAGATGTAAAGGCAGGTTACACCGATTCTATTACTAAGAGCGTAGAGCAAAGCCTTGCTACTGGCGCAATCATGCGCGAAGTCCGGCAGTCTATGGATGCTAATGATTTTGGTACGGCATATGGCTTAATTGCTGATGCCGAAAGACCTGATCAGTTTGAAGCCGCTGAATGGGATGCTTGGAAGTATGCGACTGCTCAAACAGTATCACGTCAAAAATCCATATTTGAAGCGTCAACCAAAGCCGCAAATGATGCGCTTAAAGAGCAGGTAGGCGACTACTTAACTGCTGTATCGCTTGGTGTAAAAGTTGATCCCGCTGAAGCAAAAGAGCTTGCGACTGCCGTTGTCGGCACTGAGTACGAAGATGAATTCCAACTTGGTGAAGAAGTTGGCAGTTTTGCTTTGATGTCTGCGTCACAGCGATCTGCTGTATTAACACAGGCGGATGCAATAAGTCTTGAGGATGCAGATAGGGTAGCCGCACTTGAAAAAGCCCAGAACGGCATAAACACTCAGCTAAATAAAGACCCAATGGGCTTTGCTATTAAGCAGGGCATAGTGTCTGACGTGCCACTTGATATGAGCGATCCTCAATCATGGATTGATAGAGTATCTGAGGCCAAGAAGGCATCTATTCACTATGGGCGCGATATACCGGCAATGACTGACGCGGAAGCTGATGCGTTTAGCGATATTCTTGAAGAAATGACCTTTAAAGAAAAAACAAGCATAGCTCAAAGCCTTAACCAAGACCCGGCAGTTTGGGACATAATTAGCAAAGTTGGCAATCCGTTGTTTTCAGAGATTGGCGCAACCAATGATGTCACAGTGCAAAAAACAGCCTTCAAAGGCCAAGAGATGGTGGCAACAGGTCAGGCAAAGATGCCTTCATTCCAAGACTACATAGGCGTAGCTGATGATTACTTAGGGCCAGTTGGTGAAGTTTACCCATCGTCAGATCGTGGGTTAGTAATTGAAGCCGCTCTTAACCATTATGTTCAAAGCAACCCAGACCCCAGCAAAGGGTTTCAATCAGGTGTATTCGAAGACTCATTGGCGGCTATTACCGGCGGGATTGGCACATTCAACAAAGGCAAGTATCAACTGCCAAGAGATGTGACAGAAAATCAGTTTGAGAAGATGCTTGATAGAGTCAATGAGGATTGGCTTGAAACGTATGGTGGTATAGGCGGGATGACCACTCGCCAAGCTATTAAGCAAATTCAAAATGCTCGCGTTGTCAGCGTCCCAAACAACAAGAACGAATACAACTTGGTAATTCGTGATAACGCTAAATTAATTAACAAAAACGGCAACCCATTTACCTTTAAGTACGATGAATCGGTTGTAAGCGAAATGGCACCGCGAAGGTCGCGGCGTAATACTGGTCGATAACAATGCCGTTTGTTACGGAAAAAGGTAAGCGAGAGTTTGAGCAGTCATACAGGCTGTTTACTCCAGACGACTTGGTTATTGAGTCATCATTTGGCGAGGTCTTTGGCGCGTCTCTTGGCCTTGTGATTGATGAGGAGTTGTCGATCTCTAGTGCCTTAAATAACGAAATGTATGCCGAGCGTCAGGCCGCATTGCGTGGCATGGTCGATGACGGGTTTGATAGAGGCCCATATACCGACCGACGTGGCCGGATAGATTACGACCGTATAGCCAAGGACACAGGCTTGCTTGCAACCGATGAAGAGCTACGCGAGCGGCGTAATGAGAAGTTACGTAAGCGCAGAGAATACGCGCAAGACGTTATATCCCGTGGAAGCGGAATGGCTCAGTTTGTAGGCTCTATGACTGCATTCATGCTCGATCCGATCAGCATTGTGACCATGGGTACAGGCGCGGCGCTAACAACCGCCCGAGGTTTAGGGGTGACCGCCAATGCAATGCGTGTTGCCAAAGCTGAAGCTGGCATTGCGGCGGCAACAGAACTAGCCATACAGCCACTTGTATACACTCACAAGCTCGATATTGAATCACCCTACTCAGCACAAGAGGCGCTTGCGAACATCGCTACAGCGGCAGTAGGAGGCGCTGTGTTAGGGGGTATAGCGGGTGGTTTGGCTGGATACCTTCGAGCGGTCAACAGCAAGGCCGATGAGCTTGGCGCTGTTCAGCCTGATACGCCAGAAGCAATGGTTCGAGAGGCTAATGAACGGCTTATCGAAGACTTAGACATTGCTAGAGCGCGTGGCGACATTCCTCCTATTGACCGAGATGTTGTCCAAGCTGAGTTTTTGCGAGAAGTTACTGAGGAGCTAACCGCTACCGCTGGCAACCGATTAGAGGCTGGCGAGCGCAAGGCTCTTAGATCTGAGCTAAAAGACCTTGAGTTTAGGCTAGAAAGGATCTCAGACGTTCCCGAGGAAGTTATCAAGGAGCGTGGAGTACCTGCCCGAGTAGCGAAGAGGCGTGCTATTGAGCGCGGTGAAGAACTTGCACAAGAGCAACAAGCAGGTCTGTCAGACCGTGTTACCCGGATTCAAGAGATGTTGCGCCAAGACGATGTGGCGCGAGACGCGTTTGGCGACTTAGATCGAATCAAGCAGGGAGTTATTCCACCCCTGTATGAGCGCCGTCTCAATGAGATTTTGATTGAGCAAGAAATCAACCAAGACATACAGTTCCTTTCGGAGCGAGAAACCCGAAGCGAGATGTATGACCAGCCTTCAAAAATACCGGCTAAGTACGAAGAACCACAGCCACAGAAGGCCGCACCACAAACGACTACAGAACGCCAACGTGATATACTTGTCAGGAATGGCATTGCAGAAGATTTCGACGCCGATATTGAAGCGTTTAACAATCTAAGGACAGCCGATGAAGTACGACCCGAACGCCCCGGAGACAGAAGACGACGCGATCAGGAGCGAGTTACTGCGCCGCCAGCGGATCAAATTCCACGCGAGCAACTACTCGAAGGAGCGCCAGAAGTTGAAGGCGCAACAGGCCCAGACCTCAGAATCACTAGCGCCGCAGAAAAATACGCTAGAGCCAATGGAATCCCCTTCTCTCGACAAGCAGAATACGTAGAGGTTGATGAAGACCGGGCGCGGCGTATAGCTCAAGCCTTTGAGGATATGGAGGACAATCCTTCTGATCCCGCAGTACAAGAAGCCTATCGAGACTTAGTTAATCAAACCCGCGCTCAATACGACGCACTTATTGAAGACGGCTACGAGTTTACGTTCTATGACGGCAAAACCGATCCGTATAATACAAGCCCTTATAACGCTATACGCGATCTGCGAAAGAATAAGCGCATGGCTGTCTATGGTACGTATGACGGCTTTGGTACGCTCGAGCAGTTCAAAGAAAGTTTAGCCGATCCAAACAGAATCTTGCTCCAAGACAGCGGGCTACGATGGAAAGATCAAAACGGTAAAGAGCAAGTTGTTACTAATAACGATTTATTCCGCGCTGTGCATGATGCTTTTGGTCACTCTCTTGAGGGTGCTGGCTTTAGGGCGCGTGGCGAAGAAAACGCATTCCAAGCGCATATGCAGTTATTCACTGGTCCAGCTAGACGCGCACTGACTACAGAAACAAGAGGCCAGAACAGTTGGCTGAATTATGGGCCGTATGGTGAGACCAACCGAACGGCTGGAACTTTAGAAACTGTATTTGCAGATCAGAAAATGGGCTTAATGCCTGACTGGGTATCGGCAGAGGGTGTTATTACTCAGCCGCCTGTAAGAGCGCGAATTACTGATGACCCTATTATGCAAGAGATACTTGAAGTTGCTGAGGCTGAGATGAAGCCCATTGATGACGAGATTAAAAACATTGAAGACGTATTGAGGTGTGCTCTTGGCTAACGGATTTGAAAGATGTGTCAACGAGGCGCTTGCACAGAACCGCCTGTCTAGGGACGTGGCGCAAGCAATTCTTGATTCTGATGACCCCAATCAGGCCATTGACGATGTGCTTGGCAATCTAACGCGCCAGAAGCGTGAGACGGCTATACAAGCTGTCCGCATATCTCAGGCATACGACTCTGTTAAATCGCATCCACAGGGTATGTCTGCTGGCATTACAGCGTTATTAACTAAAGATCCTCGTGGCAATGCCAAGTATAAAAACGTCGAGTTTCTTGCTAAGTATTACGAAGGCAAATTCCATAGCATGAATGCTGAGGCTCTGGCTAAGTTTCGTTCGCGGATGTTCGGTATTGAGCAGGACGAGGAAGAACTAGCCAAGTTTCTCAAAGCTATTTATCGAGAAGACGTAGACGATCCAGAAATAAAGGCAATGGCCGATGCATGGCATGAGACTGCCGAGCAGATGCGTGTTTTGTTTAATGCGCGTGGCGGCTCTATCTCTAAGAATGAGCGATGGTTAATGCCACAGCGACATGATCAGGCATCAATCAAAAAGGCTGGCGTGGAGACATGGAAAGAAACAATCAGGGATTTGCTTGACCGTGAGTTTATGGTTGATGAGGCTGGTCGTCCACTAAGTGATGAGCAGTTTGAAGAGGCGCTTGACGCTGTTTACGAGACTATTAGCACTGGCGGCTTGAACAAAGCCAAGGGGCTAACTGTTCCAAGGCTAGGCAAAAAGTTATCTCGTAAGGGCGGAGAAAAGCGATTCTTATACTTCAAAGATGCTGATTCATGGATGAAGTATCAAAACCGTTTTGGGCGCGGTAACGTCTTTGATGCGCTAACTGACTATATCAACATGATGTCTAACGACATTGCAGTCATGGAAACACTTGGCCCGTCACCCCATAATACGTTTGATTTTCTTATTAACAAAGCAAAGCTGGAAGAAGATTTAACCGGACCACAAGAAGCATTTAACAATGCTGTCTTTAAGGTTGCGGCAGGTCAAGTTAATGGAGGCGAGCTTACAAGTGCGGCGGACGCGCTGGAGGCTACCCGTAACGTGCTTACGTCGGTGACGCTAGGCGGTGCATTTATCTCTGCGCTTAGTGATTCGGGCTTTGTGGCGATGACCGCAAAGATGAACGGGATTGCACCACTTAAAGTAATACGCCAGCAGATGGCGCTTATGAGACCAGACAATGAGGCTGATCGCATATTTGGCACTCGCCTTGGCTTGACTGCTGAGAACGCCGCAAGACAGACAGCGGCTAATAGATACGCTGACACTTATGGTACAGGCAAGGCCGCAAAGTTAGCCGAAGGTGTGATGCGAGCTTCAGGCTTAGAAGCATGGACAAACGCGGCCCGCAAAGCATTTGGCATGGAGTTCTCTGCCTTGCTTGCTGATAACTTTCAGAAGTCATTCGCTAACTTAGAAACTGGATTGCAAGACGCTTTTGCTAGATACGGGATCACCGAGCAAGACTGGGACGGGTTCAGAAAGCAGCCGCCATTGATGTTGCGTGGCGCTCCTTACGCTGACATGACGCAAGAAGGCGGCGTTAAATTCCATCAGATGGTTTTATCTGAGACTGACTTTGCCGTACCTACACCAGATGCAAGAGTTCGCGCTGTAACCACTATGGGAACGTCACGCGCCACTGTATCTGGCATGGGCATCCGAACAGTCATGCAACTTAAATCATTCCCTATAACGATCCTTATGGGTCATGGGATGAGAATGTTTTATCAAGACACTGCCGGTAAGAAGTTGCAGTATTTTGGCGGCCTTATGGCAATCACCACAATACTTGGCGGAATTACTTTGCAAGCCAAAGACTTGGCGGCAGGTCGAGAGCCAAGACCAATGCTGGATAATGATGGCGTACTAAAGCCAGAGTTTGTTGTTGCGGCAATGGCACAAGGCGGTGGCCTTGGAATCTTTGGAGACTTCTTATTTTCAGACCAAAACCGATTTGGATCAGGCCCGGCATCTACATTACTTGGGCCAACTGGTGATCTTGTAAACAGGGCGGCACGACTCAGTATCGGCAACATCCAAGAGGCTATACGCGGAGAAGAAACTCATATCTTCAGTGAGACTATAGACTTTGCAGAGCGTTACACACCCGACATTTGGCAAATTCAAACAGCCAAGAATGCAATGTTTGATCAACTAGAGCTAATGGCTGACCCAGACGCTCAGAGAAAGTATAATCGCATAATGCGTAATCGAATGAGAGATTATGATCAAGGCTACTGGTGGGAACCCGGAGAGCCATTACCGGAGGCATTTAAGTGACAGTTTCAGACAATACAAGCCGTAACCAATACACAGCGACTTCTGGACAGACAGTATTCGCTTATACGTTTGAGATCGTAGACAAGGATCACATCGTTGTTCTACAGAACGGTACGGTCTTATCAGAAGGCACTGACTACACAGTATCCAATGTCGGCAATGACAATGGCGGCAACGTCACGCTGACAACTGGCGCAACTGCCGATGACATCATCACGCTCTACCGTGATATGCCCTACTCTCGCACTCAGAACTACACAAACTCAGGCGACTTCCTTGCCTCAGAAGTTAATGCTGACTTTGATGAGTTGTGGTTAGCGGGCGAGCAGACAGATCGCTCATTTTCACAGTCAGTTCGTAAGCCTATTACTGACTCAGACTCTATCTCGATGGAGCTGCCAGACGCGGCGACTCGTGCAAGTAAGTATCTGCGATTTACCGATACTGGCGCGGTAACTGTTGCTACTGCCACAACAACGGTGGCGGCTGACTCAGTATTGATTGATGACGCTGGTAATTACTACGATTCAGATAATGTTGAGGGTGCGCTGCAAGAGATTGGCGCTGATTTAGAAACAAAGGCACCGATTGATAGTCCTACATTCACTGGCACAGTCACAATTCCATCGCCGTTTACTCTTGACTCAACATCGGTAACTGTCTCAGGCACAGAGCTTAACTATCTGGATGGCCTAACCGGAAATGTTCAGGAGCAGATTGACTCTATTGATGTAGAAAGCATTGCTCACATTAACGAGTACATTAACCCGCCAGATGGCAGTGGCCCTGTCTCTGATTCTGTTGCCCTTACAAACGCCTGTAACGCCGCTGAGGTCATTTTGTTTGGCGGCACTACCATGGACATTGATGCGGACTGGACGTTCCCAGTCGGCGGTATAGCGCGTCGATGGATGTTCCAAGGCAACACATGGAACCTAACTAGCAACGCACAGATTGTTTTGGACAATGTTACTGACTTTGCGATCGTTGGTGACGGTGCAACTGTTGACGGTAACTGGAAGGTTGCGCGTGTAAATGGCGCTACTGCTTCACAGCCAACAACTATCACAGTTGACTCAGGCCACAACTTCGCTGTTGATGACATCGTTTCATCTAGCTGGTCGCTGGATTATCTGCCTAACTCAGTATCTCGTGCGGCTGCGCCTCTTGGCGGCGACTTTAACCGTGTAGCGTCAACCACAGCGACAACGATCACGCTTGATCACCAAGTTGTCTCAACAACAACTGTACCGTCTGCTGATAACAAGCTGGCAGGTGGCACATACCTAATAAACGCTGTATTCAGCAAGTCTGGTATTGAGTTTGAAGGGACTGGTCACTTCCATGTGGAAGGCGTCACGTTCCAGAATATGCCAAACGCCTATGCGATTAACGTCAACGACTCTACGGAAGCAGCAAAGGCAAGCATCGTAAACTGTGAGATTAACGGTATTGCTCT